AACTTACTATATTTAAACCTAGAACCATACCTATTTAACTCATCAGAATCAGCGTACTTTTGAATACTCTTAAAAATTTGTTCTTTAATATTGTCGGCCTTGCCTAGGTTTTGATTGTAATATGTGCTTGAATCATATTCAATATAAAGATATTTTAGATCAATAAATTCGGGAATAATCCCAGCAACAGAATAGGAGCGCAAAGATGTTTTAATATTGTCTTTTACAATATTAGGAACATATGAACCATTTTTTGGTTTAATTGATATGAAGACTTTTCCATATTTTGGAGGATTAACTTCTTCGCCACCAAATACTGATACTGAATCTGCTTCTGGATATATTACTGGTATCAAAGCCTCGTAATCACCTGCTGTAACTGCCCTGTTCTGCGATGCATATACCCTTGGAGCGAGTTTTTTGATGCTCTCTATAGATTCTATTGCAGACCCATAACCAGACGCTTCTAGGGTCGTTACGAGGGGTGCTGTGACCTTTACTGGACTGCCGTTATTGTCGAAGAATCTCCCAGAAAATTTGAATGAATCAATTCCATTTGCAAGTTCTCCATTAGTAACAACATATGTTACTATAATATAATTGTCATTTTGCAATTTACTGCCAAAGGAACCATCTCCAAAAAGTATTTCATACCTTTCATCAGCAATTTCATTCAAGAAAAATACATCGTCAGTTGATTTGACGTTAATTAGGTTATTTGCAAATGAATATTGTCTACTAATATTACTATTCCTACTCTCTCTAACCTCAACTCTAATTAAACTGGTATCAATTCTTGGATTTTGTAGTATAAATCTTTGATTTTTATTTGAACTATTAACAGTGAAGGTATTCTGAACATAAGAACCTTCAAATACTTGAATATCATCAAACTCTGCCAGTGATTGACTGACTGGAACTGTTATATCCTCTGGAATGGAGTAAATATAACTACGACCACCAAAGGTAATGCCTGAAGTCGCTACAATGCCCTTTCTGAGGGTTACTGCGACGGGGTTAGTGGGAAATAAAGATAGATCAATATACAAAGAAATGGTTGCTTTAGATGCAGTTACTGATCTTGGCAAGTAACCAATGTTTCTTGCTAAAGATACAACGTTCTCTCTTAACGTTGCTGAATCCAAAAAGACCTCATTGGTCAGCATATTGGCGTTATACGCACTTATATAAGTGTTATACGCTAAAGCATCTAAAAGAATCGAAAAGTTGGATCCCTCAAAGTCATAGTCGGTGAAACTACCCTCTGCTCTTAGGTAACTCTTTATCGATTCTTTGATCTCTGCAAAGTCTAGAGACGCTACATTTACTAATGACATTTATCTAGTTGGCAGTAATACGAACTGTAAATCTTGAGTTTGAGCATCGATGCCGATTATGTTGTATTTAACAGTAACGTCCATTTGTCCCAAATCATAGTTGGGGTCTACCTTAACGTTTGTTAAAAGAACTCTGGGCTCATTGTTTTTAATAACAATCTCAATCTCATCTCTTAAACTTTTCGCTGTAAAGAAGTCTATGTTCTCAAATAGTAATCTACTAACTGCACAACCGAGATTTGGGTTAAATACCCGCTCACCTTTTGCGGTTAATACCAAGTTTTGTACAGAACGTGAAATTGCATACTCATTTTTGAGTGCAAGGATGTCTTTTGTTAGGGGATTGCGCTTCAATGTCAAACTTATGTCTCTAAATCCGCGACTAACACGCTCTATAGGCATGATATTTATGAAAAGTTTACCTTAAAAGTTATTTAGGATACTTCTCTTAGTTTAATCGGCAATATAATCGGAAGAATTCTCTTCAATTGGAAAAATCTCCTCTTTTTCCTTGGTTACCCTACGTTTTTTTGAGATATCAAGGTACTTGTCACTATCAACTTCAGTAATTAGTGTCATTCCCTCTTCAATAAAGAGTTCTCCCTTATCAACTTTGTGATAATTACCCATTGTTCTCCTGTTTTTGTTGGTTTTCTTGTTCTTTTGCTGTTTTCCAAAAATATTCATCCTCCCTACCCATGCCAAGACGATCATAACCATTCTCAACACTATAATATTGAGTTGATACCTTAAAATCAGGCATCTTGGGGTCAACAGGAGTCAAACTGTTGTCAAAAATACGCATTCTATTGTTTGGATACAATGCATACTGACCATTATTCAATTCAATGAGGTTATGTGACTTGTGTTCAGCGGGATTTTCACTAGTTGCATAGTCAATTACATCAGGATCTTGATGATAATTGTCTATTGTACAAATGTACTCACCTTTTTGTGTACCATGATCCCTAGTATATAGTTCAAAGTCCATAGAACCAATGAATTGCTTTGTTACAGAGACTACCCCATAGTCCATACAGTTCCAAAACTGTAAATTGGGGAGATCCATATCAGGATCAGGTAAACATGGCTCCGAGAGAAACGCGCTTATGGGTAGTTTATCATACATTGCAGCATATTCTGGTAAATATGTCTCAAAATAAAAAGCACGTCCAGGTATACTCTTACAAGATACCCAGACGCCCTTAACAAACTCTCCATGCCCAGATTGATGATCAGTAAGATATTCTTTACGAACCCAAACTTCAACTGAGGGAAGGTTGCAGATTAATGCTGCCATAATACTTAATACTATAAGTATACTATTTAATCAACGCCCCTGTCCGCGATAACGCTTTGGTTTATTGTTACGAGACGTTGCGGCATATTTTGTGTTTTTTCCAGATCCTTGCATAGTCTTTTTGGGTTGAGACTCAATAAACACTTTGCCAGTGAGTGATGCTTTAACTTTTGCCATAATTAATCGACGGGTTCTAGTTCAAGTTCAGAGGGATCAAAATCAGCACCTTCATAGTATTGCTCAGCAAGATCTTGAAGGATTTCTGCTGCTTTTTCCATAGGGACATCGGAATGTATCGTCTGTCCCATATACGTAATGTTGACTCTTTGCATTAATTAGATAATACGGAGCTTCTCGTGACCAACACGAATACGAGGGTCACACCAGGTCTCTACACCTGCTTCCTTAGCATCTAGACAGAATGACACGTCCTCGCCACACATATCCTGTACACCACCAGATTCAAAGACTTGCATCTTAGGTGCAAACCAAGGATATTCGAGACGCTCGAAGACACCCTTACGAATCATAACCCATCCAAATCCTGTGTAGTCCACAGTGAAGGGTTTGCGACGTTTTGCCATGGATTCTACAGTCTCATGATTCATGACGCCACCATTCTTGCGGAAGTCATCTTCTTCCAACCAGTGTGCAACAGAGGTAGTCTGCCCATCTTCGGTAGCATACCAACCAGCTGCGATCTCTCGCTCAGGTTGTGGAATTCCGTCTTTGTCTGCACCAGGAACTGCAAGATCACACAGTTGCCAGAACTTCTCAGTATTAAACACAATGTCATTATCAATCCACAGTTGATAATCATACTGAAGTTTTCCATCCCAGGGTACTTGATCAGGTCCACGAAGAACATTCGCACCAAGTACTTTGCAACGTGCAAAGTTTACCATGGAGGAATAATCCTGGGAGATTTGAATATTCATTCCATTTTGTACAAGATCGAATGCGAGTTGTACAAAACTCTTTAAAAATGTATATGAGCAACTGCGACCTGGAAGACAAAAGACAATCGCCTTGCCGCGCATACGCTCTTTAATTGCTTGGTAGTCCCAATCCTCTTTGGGTTTGGTAGGCGCGGACGCCTTAACAGTGAATCCTTTTGCCATAGCGTTAAAGTTTTTTCAGTTCAATTTTAACAGTTTATCTACAAAATGTCAATACGAAGAATCGGAGACCACTGCATGGTCAATCGTTAGTTCTTCATACTCGTATCTTGTTTGGTCCAAGTCCTTCCATAGTAACTGGAAGTCCTCTTCGCTGAGTACAGCGTATTCACATTTACTTTTTATATCGTAGATATGATACATCTTGTCCATAATCGTCTAATTCGTTAAAGAATTATAGAGAGTGATAATAAGAATTCCAAGAACTACGAAGAATGGTTTAGGGTGTCGAGCAATCCAATACGTTAGGATAACCCTCCACATATTCCAATAAGGAGTTCTTCGGCGCATCTTAGAGAAGTCTCATTAGCACCAGTATAGCATGGGTGTGAACTATTAATGAATCGTTATTCAGACGAGACCGCTCAGACACCCTTATTATATATCGACCTCCTGGGGGTTATTTTTTCTGGCAAAAATTTTTTATATGAACTCGATATCACTCACTCGATCTGTCACCTCTGTAGGTTAGGGTAGTTACCCATTTTTAATCGGGGGGGGTCAGAGGGCACACATAAGCATACCTTATCAATCAAATAACTGCCATAACGACTGCTGATCAGAGGGGTTGTGCCGCACGAACAAGTGTCCACACCGCTGAGAACCCAGTCATACCAAGGGATCTCAGCGACTGTGCCAATCCACGAACTGGCATTGTTTCATTATATAACGTAACAGTGCCACTAATATTTCTGTCCACCCCGAAATACTGTAACCAACTGAAACAATTCAGGGTACAAAAAAAGCACCCCATAAGGGATGCTGATCAGTCGCTGATTGTGTCAATCTGCCCTTAAGCGGTTGCGTTAAGGGCGATCGGTGCTAAGGGTCAGATTAAACCTTTGTTGATGCGACGGTACGAAACCCAGGTGATCGCCTGAATCTGGGTCGCTGTGATTGTCTCGCCCGTCACCTGAGAGGCGATCCTAGCGGCGTCCCGATAGGCGTCTTGGATTCTCGCGAACGCCTTAGGCGTCATGGAGGGAACCTCCTTGAGACCGCTCACAGTGCCGTTGTAGATGTTAAAGGCGTGTCCATCGATTACGGGCGCGTCGATGATACCGTTACAAGCGATGTTTTCAAAAAACGCTGTTACCTTCTGACCTTTTAAGATTAACTTTATTTCCTCGTAATTCGCTCCCTTAAGTATCTCGATCGCCTTTGCTTTATTCTTACCAAACGTGCAAACTTTAATCTCGTTTGGATCGATTCCAATACTAATCGCCCTTGCTAATTGTTCCGCATCATGGATATTCCGATCCCACTTATTGTTTGGAGATAGCGCAGCGATTGCACCCGCTATTTGTTCAATAGTGAATCCATACTTATGGGCAAAAGTAACACTTATTGAGTGAGCATTGTTGTACCAACTCATGCCAATCTGCCGATCTAAAATGTTGCTTTGGAAGAATGTCGCGATGATGCTGTCAGTGTGTGCCATGGGTCTGGGGTGGTGTTGCAACCATCATGCCCGATCTGAACCGCCCTGCCAACCCCCTAAACCTTAAGAGAATCTAGGTTCTGCAACGCTGACAATGCGGTTACAAAATGTTAATTAAGGGTTGCGTTAAGTGTTGTTAACGATGGGTTGACGTTTGGCGATTGGGTGATAAGCGTTCCAAATCAAAATGCCAGTCCCAGAACTGTCATAAGACGATTCCAGAACTGGCATAATTCTAATGAGAATCAGTAGCAGTAACCCACCACAGACCCTTGAGACTGATTCTCATCAGCATTAATCTATAAACCAATCTACACTGCTTGACACGTCAATCCAAAAGTGGTAACGGTTGTTAGCACTTCGGAGGAACATTCTCCCATCTTTAATCTGTTCCACAATGCATACGGGATCGCATGACATTAAGTTACAGAATCGATTCTTCGCTTTACTAGACTTTGGTGAAGCAAGCACAGATCCTTCGATTCCAATTTGAGCAGACATGGTAGAGAAGGAGAATGATTGAATTAAAGATATCCTACCATATGATATGAACTAGGTGTGAGGACTAGTTGATCATGTGATAGAATATCGCGTATGTGGAATGCGCCCACCTAGTCGAGACTTATGAGCGCACGTCTAGTCGAGATCTCAGACAGCAACAGCGTTGAGCGCAGTGGCGGTGCCTTCTGCCTTGATTTCCTGGTTCACATAACGACCCTTGGAAGCGGCAGCATTGAAGGCAGAGCAGAACTGCTCAACGTCGGCAACGCCGTAGGTGTACTGGCGACCACCAGTGAAGGTGACGAGGATCTGACCGTCGTCGTTGGTGCTAAGTGCTTCGATTGCAGAGGAGGTGAATTCGTTGATCATGATAATAAAAAAGCGATTGAATGTTGATGTTGTTTTGAGCGGGATGCATCACCCCCGCTTGATGTCTTTATTATAGTCTGTCTGAGTCTGCTGTGAAGGTGGTTTGTGCCACTTCCTTGAGTGTCACAGGGAAGTTCTTACAGACAGCATCACACAGAATGCGGGTTAAATCTTCTTGAGTTTCAGGATACTTTCCCTCCCACATTTCCCAACAAAATGATTCAATGATACAATCAATGTCCTCCATTAGTTGTTCTCTTTGTGATAGCATTTCGAGTTGATTGTTCATTTGTGTTAGTTAGTGTGAGGTGAGTGAGTGTTAATTATGAATTCATATCAGTCCAAGTTTCTTCACCATAGCAATCAATAATCTCCCCTTTCAACTCATCCATATTGTAATCTTTGAGATTCTGTTCAATTTCTTCAACAGCAAATGTAATCAAAGAGTTCATATCCATTCCCTCTACAATCATCTCTGCATAAGCATTCTTGAGTTGATCGATTTGCTTGATAGTCATGGTGGTGGTTCAACTTACAGAAAATATAGCACGGATTAGTCGGGGGGAGGAGATCGATCGAAGGCGCTTGTGCCACTTTGCAAACTGGTTGAACTGGTTGCTTTATGGGTTAAAAAAATGCTAGACTTGGGGTAGAGCCTATTGTCAGTAACAATATATTTCAATGTGTTGACAGGTGCTTTCCCCGATGTGCTAGACTGAAGGTAGAATCTATTGATAGTTACAGAATGTTAAAAAAAAGGGGCAGATGCCCCAATTGATCAATAATGATGGTAGGACATGACACTGTTGGGATCGTTGAACCAGTCATCTTCTAGGATAATGGTTTCAACTGCCTCCACCAGTGCATCAGTCTTTTCTATGTTGTGAGTCTGACAGACCCAATCAACTGCCTCATAGAGTGTGGGTTCCATCTCATCGCGGAACTCACGGAGTCCAGACTGCCAATCAAGGTCGTTGTGGATTTCGGAAGGAAGATCTTTGATCATGGTTCTGTGGTGGTTGACTTTCAAATCATAGCGAACAAAGAGGGAGAGTGTGACCCCTCCCGTAACTATTGTTCACACAATGGCGAATGCAGCAGCGAGTCGGTCACGCTTGCGGATCATGCCTGGGGCAATGTGCCACTTGGTGCGCTTCATTGTCTTGTGGTGGAGTTCCGCCCAAAGCACTCCGCTGGATTCCAGGTCGCACATGATGGCGTGGATGGTTCCCTTGTGGCGTTTGGGATCGAGTCCCATAGCAGCAACCACTTGTGAGCAAGTTTGAGGTCCGCCATTGATAAGGTGGGAGCGGACTGCGGTGCGGATGATGGAAGCGAACATGTCATTGTGGTGGTTTGGTTGACTTGTCTACAATACATGATCAGGGGGCGTTGTGAACCCCCTGTCACATTTCTTTAGAACATGTCGAAGGATGTCTCCTGTGGTGTTGGGTCAAAGTCGCGCATCACAGAATCTGCGATCTCACGGTCTCCCATGCCCTCCAGCATCATGCGGATGGCGTCGGTGGTGTGGCAGGTCTCACCCTCAGACAGCATCGAACAGGGGATACCGCAGTGTTCCTCTGAGAGCATGTCGTCAATCTTTGCCAAACGATCATCGATCACAAAAACGATCCCTTCGTTAATGATCCAGTTGTCTATGGCGTCCATGGTGTCCTGTGGTGGTTGACCTCCAAACAATACCACGGCGGGATGCTCTGCCAACCATTCAAACCTTAAGGCATTATGAATTTGTATTCTAACGATTTAATACAAAATCCAGCAGTATCACTCAAATCGTCTATGAGGTGGTCTTCGCTGTATGCAAACCATTCTCCAAGACAATCCGATACAATATCTTTTTTTATTTCTTCATCTATTGGTCCTTCTTCATCCAGTTCATCATCCCAATCAAGTTCAATTGCAGTGACTAAGTATGTTTTAAAGTTTGACATCAGACCAACTCCTGCTGATACTGCATCAACTGCTCTTCTGTTGCTTCATCTACTTCATCTTGAATGCACTGATAGATGTAATCAGAATCACCAACTTGATAGAAGATACGTTGAAGAACCTCAACATCTTCTACGTTGTGGTCATAATCAGTCTCACCATCTTCATCCTTTAGATGACAATCATTCTTAGTATAGATCCATGCGGCACATTCTGCATCTTCTCCCTGTTCTTTGATCATTCGTGATACTCGGTCTTGGAGTTGTTTGAGTGTGTAATTCATGATGAATGATTGCGTGTGTGCTAGTCGAGAACGTGTGACATGTGCTCGTCGAGATCTGAACAGAAGAACTCTTCAAGGTAATAGTCTACCGTTACCTCAAAGAATGCTGCTCTCTCTTCAAGTGCTGCCATGAAGGCATTGTCCAACCAGTAGTCGTCAGGAAGGTTCATGCAGGAATCTCCGTGCGTATGGTTTTATTGTACCATACTCCAGCGAATGTGATCCGCTCCAACTCCCAGCACTTCCACTCACCATCCAAACTGTAGAGATACACAAACTCCTCATCACAGTTGTCTTTTGTGAACTGATCAAACGATGAGTGCATCGGTTCCATACCATCGCCACGTTCGGAGTGATACTGTGGTTGTGGGTCACGATCATTCTCACTCATGAGATAACCCTCAGAATCGAAGATGTACTCTCCGTTCTCATCTTTTAAAATCTTACCACTGTTCCAGGTGTTACGTGTTCGCACTGATGACATTGACCCGCCATCAATCAACTCCTTGACTGCTTCGCGGTCCTGGTAGTGCTTCACTAGTGTTCTGCCATTGCCCTTCGGGTATCCATCCCAGTGGCAATAGGAACTGACGACGCTGTGATCCTGGAGTTCGATGCCGATTCGTGATCTGGTGCCCATGAGTCTGTGGTGGTTGACTTGTGACCAACATAACCCTGCCAAGGCACCCTGGCAACCATCAAAATCCACTTGTAGAACTGGCACACTCTATCCCCATTACATTTAAAAATCGCTATAATTTAAAGACAATCAGCAACAACGGGAGTGGGGTAACTTCCTGATCAACACATCGACACTGAACCTGCAATATTTTTTTAATAAAAAAACATTATAAAAAAATCCTTATGAATTCTCACCAGAACCCATAAGGACATATGATTGTTGAGTATCTCTTATTACCACACCTCACATGGGTCAAGGTCTTCAACGTATACATCTACACATTCATTCTCCTGCAATCCAAACAGTTTATAAAAGTCGATTTGATGTGGATTAAAGTCACCCAATGCTTGCACATCCAATGTGATGCGGTGGCGTCGAGTGCGAGTCGCTTCGTAAACTGATGTCATTAGAACCCCGTGCAGACTTTGATATTATAACAAGGGATAATGTGGATGTCAATGTGTCAATAACGGATTATTTAGACATGATACATGATATATTATGATACCTTGACATTCATGCATATGCTCGTCGAGATATTATGAATGTACCTGTGATTATGGTAGCATGACTCGTCGAGATTGTCAAGTGATACCCTCGACGAGATTTGTGAGAACCCTCATAGTTTTTATTCGCGCCCCCTTGCATTTTTTTGGTGCTCGTGCTATAATAGGCCGTCTAAGATCACTAGGATCTGAGCACTAAAAACGACACAAATACAGGGTAAAAGAGGTCTTATTTAGGGTAGCAGAAAAAAGATGTATCAGACGGAACAAAACACACATATACATTTAAAATAACATTAATAATGTTAAAAAAAGGTTATATGGTATAAACCGATACAATATACCAGAGAGTAACCACTAAGATACTCCCCAGTATATCCCCAGTATCTCTATGGATAAAACCATGATACTTCTACTACCTGAGATGCACATTTACCACCAAATCCAAAACTATTATTCATTGTACGTAACGTATCAATCCCTGATAGTTTTACTGCATCTTTTACCAATATATTATCAATATCATAACTACAATTCTTTAAATTATAACACCTTGGAATCACTCTATTCTTCATACTCTCAATACTGTAAATACACTCCAATACACCTGATGCACCAAGGGTATGTCCTATCTTAGACTTAGGTGCATACATCGGAATATTATTGAAGAATTCTTTGACTACATTATACTCTACAATATCACCTACTGGTGTACTGGTAGCATGTGCAGATACCATATCAATCTTCTTTGTTGGTAACTTTGATAATGCTTTATTCAATGCAATCTTTGCTCCCCTACCATCTGATGCTGGTGACGTAAGATCAAACCCATCAGTCGCAGCACCTACAGGGAATAACTTTGCATGTATCTTTGATCCATACTCTTGTACCTTCTCCATTGACTGTAGAATTAATACTCCCGCACCTTCACCCATCACAAACCCTTCACGTTCTTCATCAAAAGGACAGTTATGATTACCCAGTGCGCCAATACTTGAGAAGTATTTTAATGCAATCTCAAATACTCCTGCGTCACTACCACCGACAATTACATAGTCATACTCATCCAGTATTCTCATTGCATAATCAATACTATACATTCCAGTTGCACATGATGCTTGTAATGCTACACTTGCACCATGAAACTGATAGTAAGTACATATCTGCCCTGCAATCATATCTGGAATACGATTGACAATAGTAAACGGATTCACACGCTTATTATCTTTGAGGCGTTGATAGTTTGCATCAAGCGACTCAACATCATTACTGCAACTACTCATGATCACAGCGACATTAGAACTGTGTGGTAACTTAGAATGCCTCAATGCTTGTTCAGTTGCATGTAATGCCAGTTCTTGTGCCCGTGTCATGGTCTTTAATTTTTTCGGCGCGAACCCCTCGGGAAGCACAGTGTCATGATGACATGGTATGCCATACTGAATCTTATGACTACTCATGAAGTCTAACTCCATACTGTAGTTTTTATCATCTAGCATTCCTTTGAAGCACTGGGAAGGATTACTTCCTAATGCATCAATCATTCCATAACCAACAACATACGCATTACTGACTGACACTGTACTATCCTCCAAAACCCTTGACAGTATTCTTTATATCAAGAACATCTACATGACTCAACATACTTGAATCATATTCAAACCAAAATGCTCTGACCTTCTCATAATCCTCAACCACTCCACTCCTGCCATCCTTCATCACAATGCGATAATGATGGCGATCATATGATATACTACTTGTTTCAGTAAAATACCTTGGATCATTTGGATCAATGTTAGTTGTCATTTTACAGGCAAAAAGAATTCATTAGCATAAAATTGATCCTTGGTTGCATATTCTCTATGTGCTGCATCAGGTTCCTTCTCAGTATACATCACCCATGCAACTTCTGCCTCTGCTCTCTTAATCGCAGAACGCAATTCATATGATCCAGTAATGGGTGCAAACATAGGCAATCCATCATCAGTACATGCAAGTCCTTTTAGATACTTGAATGCAACCTTATCTAATTCTAACTTATACATCATAACAAATCAGTAAGTGTCCTGATTGCATTCTGCATCGCAGAACGGGAATATCCAGCAGCATATGGATAACTACGCTCATGATCCTCACTACTGTTATCAACATCATAACAAATAGTTACGGCATCCTGTAGTTCATCAATCATTGCTTCGATCTTACTGACTCTTACACTACGCCAGCGTTCATTATCACCAATCTCAAGATCCTTGAGGTTTGGTGTAGTATCCATTAGAATCTCACGTAATTCCTCAGAACTACATCCGACATTCAATGTCTTCTCTTGTGTACTCTCATCAATAAAAATGAGTTTGACTTTAAATGTGTTCATGATAAAAAAATATTAGGTGTTCAGGATACTGCGATCGGTACATCAGTATAGTACCATCCCAGTGCCTGATTTGCAAGAATCAACTGCTCATGAATCTCATTGATAGAATCCCGAATCTGCTTATCTTCACCAAGCATTGCCAGATGATCAACTTCAATCCATTCTTCAGTCTCAAGTCCCCCACCCACCATCAGGGGAGAATACATCAATGTGCCTTCAGAATCAATGGTGTGAGCACAACCAAGATCTTCGGTAATTAAAACCAGCATGTCAGTGGAGTTGAACATGCATCTAGTATACCACTACTGATCAGCGTAATATGCCTTGTAGTATGCCACTATCCCATCTGTCCTCATATTGCCCTGACTTACCCAATCATGAATACATTCATAAATGCCTTGATTGCTGTAACGTGGCGAACCATCAGAACACAATTCACTACCAAACTTCTTTAATAGAATATTTAATCCTTGTGTCCTTACATCCATTTTTTGATCACTATAGCGCCAATCATCATTCATCATCTGTAGTGCCTCCAGAATCGCTTATAAGGGGTTTAAAATACTTGTTTAGTATAGTTCATCCAATTCATCTGCAATTTCATATAATTCCTTTGCAGTCTTCAAAGACATTGATGGTGTCTCATCAACAAGAACTCTAATAAAGTCTGCTAATGCCATAGAACCAATCTTTACTTGCTTATGATGTGTTGTCTTTTTGAGGTGGAATAACTTTTTGAGATAGTTTGACTCTAATCTCTCTGCTCGTCTTGACATGTCAATTTACAACGATAAATGAACGGGGATCAGGATTTGCCAATCCTTCAAAATTTGGTTTTGATACAAACAGGTGACCAATATCTTTTGTTTGATTATAATCACCAAGATCAGTTTTTAGGGTCATGTCATCTTCATGTCCCTGCATCCAATATTTAGGGTAGATTACTTGTTTTGATGAACCTGACAATTCAGTTCCCCACAATGAATATGTACTATTAGAGACAATGTGATAATCACACATCGTCATCAAGCAGAGGTCAACAGAATAGTTGTAAAGATTCTTTTTTAATTTACGTGTGTATACTGGTGATAATTCAGATATAATCCTCTTCATCTCCTTCTTCAAGACATCATATGGAGGAACCATGCCCATCTCCCTCTTTACAATCTCCGCAAGTGCCATTTTATAATCAAATCTACAATTACCACTAATATCAACTAACCTATCCAATTCTTGACCATAGTCACAATCAGATAACTCATTATTATTGTACAAATCAGTGATAAATGTAAACCGAGCAGGATCACTCGCAATCAATGCATGATCAGAAATTACACTATCTTTATCATTAGTAAAGATCAATACTGGCAGATCTTGTGGTAATTTAGATAATGCATCATTAAAGTAATCTTCACCACATAGGAACATACCATTTGCAATGTCTGCAAAATCACCCCTACGAACATGCATAGCAATGACTTCACCATCAAATTTGGATCTAAAATCCTGTGCAGCAGTATACACATCATCTTTAAATGTCAATGTTCTCTTCAGAGCAGAGAATAATGGAGAAGATGGATTTGTAATATTTTTAGGTGTTGGATAAATGTCCAACTCAATCAATTCAAGATCTTTATTAGATTCTAATTGAACACACAATTCATCAAATCCAACTTCATCATCCAAAGACATGATTTTGTCGGGTTTTACATCATTATAATCAGAGACTACATTAATATCATTGGAGAATGTATTTCTAAATGCTTTATATGAATTATTACCAATCTCCCATACTCTATTAGTGGTCCCTTCTAGATTACGCATCATCATATAAGATGAGATCTGATATCCCAATCCAGTACCACTCGCAGAATATAATTGACTTAATCTAATCTTTGCCATATTAATTAAAAGTAAAGTTCCCAAGTACCATTGACCTTCACACCGTGACCCTGCAAAGTAATGCGCCTATCATCCTGACTAAGATCAAATCCAGGAGACATCTGATGCTTCAAAGGACCAACAAAGTAAAACAATTTACCAGGAATATATGGAATAACCGCATCAGGTGAACCATATCCACCATATTCTAATGATTTAACATGCTTACTATAATCATCATTCAAATCATAGCACTTGACAGATTCTTCACCCCAGGTACTCAAACCACAACCATTTTTAGGTGCAGCGAGACATAAAGTGAATGATAGGCAATTCTCTAGATCAACCTCTGCTCCCTGATCAATATAATCATCCCACAATCCTTTATGAGAATTTTGTTGCTCATCAAAATGAATAGTTGCAACAGGTCGTTCCAAATACTCTTTACTTGCAGGTTTGTATTGTCCACCTGGTTTTGCACTAAACACATGGAATCCAGGTGCTCCAAGATGATCACTAATATGACAAGGACCAATCTCTTGCCACAAGCAATATACTAAAGTTTCATATGTCCAGTCAAACCAATCTCTAATAACTGTTTGAGTTTCTTCCTTAATCATATCGTAGACCATACCACGGTCTAAGTATGTTGCAGGACCAATAGTATAGAAGTCAATGGGAGTATCTTCGCTAGGAGCAAATCCCTTCTCCTCACCACCATACATTCCACGCGGAATCCACCACTCATTAAGATCATCAATTTGTTCAAGTGTATAATTTACACCTTCTTCATCAAATACATCGATAATACCAGATTCAATCATCAGTCGGTCTCCTATGCTTGACATACTCTAGTTCATGCCATCTAGTTGGATAGCAAAGTAAAAGAGTATGAATTTTTTTGTGTTTCTCATCTCTTGTGTATTGGCAAGGTGGTTTATCCTTTACACCAATCTCTATAGTTATGTATTCACTATCAACAAAATAAACCCACCCCTCGAAGGGCGGGTTACAGTGCCAGATTACATAATCATCGACACGGGGACTATACATCAGTTAAATCATTCACAAACAACCAGTCTTCAGGTTCAATACCATCAACAACAAATTCTTCATGAAGTGCATCAGCGTCAGCGATAGACATCTCACCAACAAGATCAGTCACCCGATCCATAAAGTAGTCTTCAACGTTCCGAACACATAGTTCATGAACTACTTTTTGTTTCATACCCATTTAAGAACTCCTGAATAGATTTCATTTCGGTGACAATTGTTGCCAGTTGATCTTGGAGGTGGTCCATACGCTCCTTTTGTGCAGCAATAAATTGCGGATCACTGATCATAACACTCATGTAGTAAATGCCTCTGCAATTTGGGGTGTGACTTCATTTGATGCGAGTTCAAATACTTGTGCCTTAGCAATATGCTCTCTTAGGTTACCATAATACTTCTCATTGAAGTAATTTTGATCATCCTGTGTGATGAGGTCAAAGCATTCCTCATCATCTTGAGCAATAACACTCCACAAACCGCCATACTCAGATTGTGGGAAGGGAACATAGTGTTCCACAAGGTACATGTACTTCATTAGTCTCCGCTTTGATCCTCCAAATTATAATGTAAAGATGGTAACGTGTCAATCCAAGTCAAAAGAAGAACCTGGTCCCTCTAGTGCCAACTTGAGCATGTGATCATGGTAATCCTGGTATGCACCAAGATCCATATCACTCTCATCCTGCTCCTTGTCAATCATTTGGTCAACAAATTGATCGAATTGATCTTCGTTCATGATAAAAAAGAATTTGAGTTGCTAGTCCCTAGGAGACTAGCGTGTGATGTGGGAGGTCTCCCCTCCACTCATTTAATATACATGGAATGGTTGCCGCGGCCAACCCCAATGTGACACTTATAAACCTGTCCACACCTTAGGACTGTCACACAAAAACTTCAGTAGATATTGACTCTCACCTTCATATGCCTCCAACTCATGTGGTGCATCTTCATATTGCTGTGCTTCTATTCCTTTATAATATCTCACACCACGTTTATACTTCATTGTTCCATCAATCCACTGTTTTACATGAATCAACTCATGTACCAATGTTTCAGCATACAATCGTTTTGGCATGTTAGATTGAATTTCAATCAGGAACTTACGAGGTTTATATGTGTTCTCAGATGCAATATCACACCACCCATAGACACCCTCACGCTTCAATCCACGATGATTGACAGTAATATCAATCGTATGTCTTGGGTAAAACGATGTGTAGAACCAGCAAAGAATATCCTCACAAAGGTATTTGTGAGAACCGTATCCAGTAATATCCCAATAAAACATAATTAAAATAGTTCCTCAAGTTGCAAATCTTCAAAAGTCTCAGTTATTTTATCTGCACCCAGCAAATTGCCCAAATCATTGATACTTGAAGAACTGGAAATGACGAACATGTTATCTTCTGCAGCAGAGGCATATCTCTTTGCAGCAAAACCCCACTGAGAATATTCCGATAACAAGAACATATTAGAACGTGCAAGCATAAAGAAGTCAAGCAAATCTATTGCAACATCATTAAGTGTAGTTCTATACCACTCAGTCTTAGGTGATTGAGAAAAACCAGAAGGTGTATTATGGTCTGTTAAGATAGACACAGAATCTACTGGATAATATTCTTTAAATAAATCCAACCATTCATCAATATATCCAATCTTAGACACCATCATTGGATATTTTTCTAGATAATAATTACACAAATCATCAGGAATATCTGTACTCAAATAGATTGTTGATTTATCTCCTATATGTTCAACAATCATATCCAAAAATTGATAATATGTTTGATCACATATCCACGACGGATCATGTTCTTTAGGATTTTTATTAAACCCACAACGCAGAATCATATCCCAATATAGATTTTTAATATTTCTATTAGGAAGAGTATTCAACACTTTAATTGCAGTATCTGGGTGTAACTTTACTCCTCCCCATCTCCTTAAATGGAATCCCCAATCAAAAGTAAATCTATTAAGAAACTCATTTAACTTGGATTCTTTAAATGTAATTGTCTGAAGATATTCAACATCATCTTTAGATGGAGAATATGTCTTCATATTACAAGTTCCATCAATACGCAAATATGTTGAAGATGAGACATCAATCTCACCCTCTAGGACTACATTCTTCCACTTATGTTGATCAATATCATTCCTATCCCAAACTTCAGTATTAGGTAGATCAAGCACAATATGCTCAATCCACTCATCAGACGGGAGTACAATAGTGAGATTGTTGCTATCAGCAAACTTAGATGCTTGTGCCCAAGCAAACAACCTACTACCAAATCCTAAATCAAAACTAAATTGAGATGGATTATTATCACAGAGAATATACATGTCAATATACCAGTTTTGTAATTAGAGTATCTATTACCATAGTTCCCCAATGTAGAAACCAGACAAAGGAAGATACAAATAAAAGTTTTTCTGTAAGGGATAACTTCATCTACCCATGATTCTCCATGAACTCATCAAGGGTGTAACCTTCCCCAGTTGATGTTTCTTCGATTAATTCTTCAACTGTGAGTGATTCCATGTCCTTTCGATATTCTTCTGGTGTTGGATCTTCTGGGTCATAGTCATCATGACACAGATATTCCCACTCATGAACAAGGGCATCAATCAATTGTTCTTTAGTGTAAGTCATTCAAATACTGGCATCAAACGTCTACGCATCTCTTTTAGTTGCTCAAGATCTCCACCATAATATCCCATATTCATGTAAACACAATCCAAATACTTCAACTCATTACGATGAGAGTCCATTGTAAACTGATCACAGTACCTCAAAATCTCTTGAGGTACTTCTACCTGCTGGTAATCATATTCAATAAACATAATTCAATCCTCAACGACTGTAAAGATAACTACCTGCCCAATCTGCGTTCTCAAACAACCATTCACGTTGCTCAATCAATCGCAAATCATAACGAACACCTTTTGCTGGTGCCTTGTATGATGCTGCCTTGTATACTTCACCAGTCTTCTTGTCAATAAAGGCATGAACAGATTCAGTCTGACCATCTACACACTGCATCACTTTATGATACTTACGACCAGAGATCAGTGCATAAGAATAGTTGCGACCACTATTTGGATACTGACGTTGATGATTTTGCTGGAGAGCATCACAAAGCATCAGACTATACTTGGTGACATTCAACTGAATGGTGTTCTGAGCATCCCTCTGAGCAACGTAGTCTGTGAAGGTGGCAGTCATGGGTGGTTTGCTGATGAACTTAGTATAGGGCAGATCATGCCTTGCGGATCTCACCACCGACCACTACGTCAGCTGGCACACGAGAGATAGTGTAGCGGCGGATCTGCTGGGAGAATGGACGCCACTGCTCAACAGTTTCCATCACAATGCGGTCGTGCTGACGATCCATGCCCTTAGCAGTCGTACACTTGCCACACTTACGGAAGTAGGTGATGGGGTGCTGTGGTGCCTCATGAGTGTCGATCTCGATCTTGTAGAAGGAGTGCTTGACGATGGTGGTGGTCATCATGGGTGATTTGCTGATGAACTTAGTATAGGGCAAATGAGTCCATCAACTGACCCCATTAGGACACTTAGTCGGGTGTCCTCCTCTGAATTGTTGATTCATAATAGTTCATCATCTGTGAATCACGATGTGCAAGGAACATCAAATAAGATGACATTGCAAGGATCGTGATCACAAATGCTAGCATGTATTGGATAGCGTTAACCTTACTCATATCCCATACCATTCAAAATAGCGCGACGAGCACCCATTGCCATAGACTGACAAGAGAAGGTATCAATCAAGATCCAGTCCTCCTTCCAATAGAGTGCCCACCTAGTGCTGCCCCATACTTGCTTGACTGCCATGGGATTGTCAAGTCCAAGAGGATACGCCATAAGATCGTGTGCATTACCCACATATCATAGCAGATCAGAAGCGTTCTGGGAGGTTCGGGTCTCGGAACTTATCTATCTTAATAGTTCCATCATCATCATCGTTAGAGATATAGTATTCATCAACAACAGATCTGATGCTATCCTTCACGGGCACTTCTTCATCAACAGAACCATAGTATCCCATCTTCCAAAGGAGATCCCTACACTTCTCGTAATACCGTTTAAAATATGCGGCATCACCTTTTATTACATCAATAAGATCATCATATGTTTGTTGAGCATCAGATTGTTCATCTGAGATATAATCAAACATTGCTTCGTCAAGACGTTCTTTACGTTGAGAAGTATAAGGTTTTGTACTCATTTGCTCATCAGAAGATTCATAAATCATTTTTAATAGGTTCAAAGATTTTACATTTTATCGGACATCATGACCGCCAAACATCGCTCTCATACCGTTTAGAACCTTGGCAGTGAAAGCACCAAGACGGCGCGACTCAAAACGTGCAAACAACGCACTGCTGATGACAGGAGCGGGTACGCCAAGATCCACAGCAGCGTGAACAGTCCAACGCCCTTCACCAGAGTCTGATACTCCCCCATCGAACTTGCTAAGTTCTCTATCGCTGCGTAGAACATCAGCGGTAAGATCAAGTAACCAACTGCCAACGACGCTACCGCGCCTCCAACACTCAGCCACTTTAGCAACGTTAATATCATACTGATAATCGGCAGGGTTGTCCATTGGGGCGACCTCGGCATCTCCTGCTTTGACATACTTAGAACCTGCATTTGCTTCATGGATAATGTTGAATCCCTCTGCATATGCTTGCATTATACCGTATTCTATGCCATTGTGAACCATCTTCACAAAATGTCCTGCTCCAGGAGCACCACAATGCATCCAACCAAATTCTTCAGGATACATTACATAGGAACCATCCCCTGTGCGTGAGGCAGCACTGATTCCTGGAGCAAGTGCATCGAAGAGAGAACGGCAGATGGATACTGCAGTATCTGTACCACCAACCATAAGACAGTATCCACGCTCCAAACCGTAAACACCACCGCTAGTACCACAGTCAAGATACGCGACACCCAACTTTGAACAATACTCTGCCCGTCTCCGACTGTCCTTAAAATTGCTATTGCCATGATCAATAATAATATCTCCTTCACCACAAAATTGTAGTAACTCATTAAGCGTATCCTCTACTGATTCTGCTGGAACAACCATCATAAAGATGCCTGGTTGTTCTGTATAAATTGTTTCTCCAGACTTCTCTCCGTAGACGCATTCTTTTTGCTTTACTACTTGAACAAGAGTCTCTATAGAAGTGGTGCATCCATTAATATAACCCTTCTCATATTGTTCTTCAGATTTTTCATAGTTGTTGCGATAACCATGTACCGTATGTCCTGCTGCAATAAGACGACGGGACATTCCTTCTCCCATGCGTCCAAGTCCAATAATTCCAACTTTCATAATTACCTATTCAATACATGTTATTAGATGTGAGTTCTGGTGAATTGCCTGACCAAAACTCTTCCCAATCGTCTTCAGATGCTTCTGTAATATTAGTTAGTCTGTCTGAATGTGCTGTGGAGGTCTGATAGTTTTTAATTGCAACAATAATATCAGTATAATCATTATACCATTTACTATTACAAACCTCGTTAGTACGACGACTCTCCAATGCTTTGATAATGAGACTTAATTGGTGTTTACTTAATTCTGGCATAGTTTTGTCGTCAATAAACAGTTTAAGTCTATCATATGAGTTCAAATATACAAGTAATTGTCAGTCAACCTGCATATTTGCTATAGATTTGATTGTTTCTGTTTGCTTCAAATATAGTTTGACGTAAGATCTGAGCATATTCTTAAGCACAGTAGGATCATTACATGACTCAATTTCCCTAGAAATCTTCTCATATGCAAACAAATTGGTAGTAATATTCAGTTTTATGTCATCTGGGTTCATGTTCTCATTGATCCAAATTTACATCTTTATTGGTATTTAACTTAGTATTTTTACTTGTGGTAAATGGATCATTTTCATAGTATGATTCCCATTCTTGAGGTCTCCAAGAGTTCACGTCCTGACGGATCTCCTCAATCTTCATCTCAATGTCTTTCAGTTTATGTTCAATACGATCCCAAGGTTGCATATATTCCCAGCATATGTCCATATATTATAAGACCCCCATGACACCTATGTCAAGGGGGGATAGAATTAAAATTTACAGAGTGATCATATTAGTTTACTCTCCAAAGTTTTATCCGATAAAATCTGTTTACAAATTCTTTTACATTTTGATTGCGCGTCATCACATTCAATTAAACATTCAAAGTAATCGTTGATTGCTCCCTCCATTGCAGTGCATTGGTCAACTCTTTGCTCGAATCTTCTCCATTCTGCTAATTGATTAAAAGAAATTAAATTATGCATGATAGCATCCCCCTTCAAAAGTACTTTTTTTACATGATATAGATCAATTTAATCACATAAGTAACCCTCCTCTTCTCTACCCATATTATATAGCATACTTTGTGTTAATTTACTAACATTTGTTGCTTTGTCACACAACTTAAGGTTTTACAACATTTGTTATAACTTCTAGGATACCATCACGAAATAATAGTTTACATTCGGGGAATGGGGCATACTTACAATCCCACTTCGCAGGATAAACCGTGATAGAAGAAGTTAAGTAATGAGGAATGCATCTACCGTGGTTGCCATTCCTAACCCATTTAAATCCAAGTACATGATTGGCATCTTCACAAAAGTCATGAGTTCCATTACAAACGATCTCCCACAATTTACCTGCGGGATCTATCCAAAAATTACGCATCATTGGCGTTGTAGAAATATTTTTAGTTTGAAGGATTCTATTATTAAATCCAGGTCCAATATCGTAAGTATTTCTAATGCTGTCGAACATGCCCATAACCTTCCCTCTCAGGATCTTTATTTAAATAATTACCTCTCCAGTCACAATATTTGATGCAAAAATCAATATCCCAACCAAGATTTTTATCAGCAGATTTTATACTTTTTGCTTTATGAACTTTACTTGTAGTAAAATCAACAAAGGCATGAGGAATGAGGTCAAATTCTTCATCAATCCTACAAACTTTAAAGTACTTCTTATTACGTTTTTCGCAGTCAATAACAAATGCACCTATCTCTAGGTTATTTTCAAGCTCTCTGCGTTTAAATTTAGTATCAAGAGTAATACCTTGAGTCTCCTCTATCCTACCTATGCGCCAAAGATTCTCTCTTCTATAGTCTTTATTAAGAGCAAGACATAACAATCCCACTTTGTTTAAGATCTTCCACTTACTACTATCCCATTCCATAAAAACTATCGCGATTTAATAATATCTATATCAGTTTTCCAATCTTCTTTAAACCTAAACTTCTCATTAAGATCAAAGTACATTCTATGATTCTCTGTCTGAATATAATATCCAGTCAAATTTGAACCATCATCAGTCCAACCATAACTGATAACTCTCTCATCAATATTTTGAATATCCAACTTTCTACTAGTATGGAGATAGTGGTTGAACCGTTGATGTAAGTTAATCATAGAATGTAATTGGAATGTCTTGAGATTCTAACATTATCTAGGATAGTTGTAAATTCCCTCCCATATTACTTAAGATTTAGTCGTTTAAACCATTGATCGGACCCCAAGTACCAGAATCACCATCTTTACGATTGTCCAGTTTATCAAAGATCTCATCAATAGACTTCATCTGCTCAATATTGGATATCATCTCAGCAATGGTCTTACAAACAAAAGGTTTTTCACCTCTTGCAGCAAATGCTAGAGCATTGCGGAGACTTGCTTCTGCATCATCAAGTGATTCTGTTACTGAGTTAGATAGTGCCATTTAAAAAATGCATTTATATTATTATAGCATCAACTGAACCAAGTTACAATAGAGTAACGTGTACCATTTGTAACTTCCATAATCTCATGTGGGTACATAAAATTGGCAGGAAATAATATTACATCCCCCAATCCAACCATTATTTGCACTTCTTTATTCCAAAATGCCATGGCACCACCTTCATAATCACCATTCAGATTAATGGACATTGCTACTGTACGAGGTTGTTCATTAAAACTATCAGTGTGTTGACTATAAAACCCACCAGTTTTATATCTTAGTAGATCATATCCACTATCCTCTTTTAGGAAGCATGATGGGAAGTCTTTTACATATAACTTAGCAGCAAGATTTGCTTTTTTAAATATCAGTTGATCAATATTAATTCTATTAGAATCTTTTTTAATAACATCAGGCATAGAGATGGATATTATGTCACAATTACGAACATCTCTATTCTGTCTCGCATCAGAACTTACCTTTGCAGTCTCCCAATCACTACAATCAGCATATTCATCAAGAATCATCTTACACTCATCTGGTGTAAAGATATTATTATATACTTTAATGTAATCATTCAAACTGTTTGATGTAGATTGAGAGTTATTCACTTCCTTTACTTCCATCACCTCTTTTTTAGGTTTATCATCACGATATCTGTGGTCTTTGTCAAAATAATATTTAAAAAATGGTCCTTGTGATCTAACATAATGCAAGAATACCTGAGTACATGTTTCCCCATCAAATGGATCTCTACCATGCTGTGCCTCCATACCAAGATATAACATAGCATCACCTGGGTTTAGAGAAACATATTCTCTACCATGTGGTGTCTCAATCCATATATCCCATACATTATCACACTCCAAATTTACAGTCAAAGAGATCTCACATTGAGGTTTATCTACATGACCAGTAAGTATGTTACCATGGCGATAATTCCTAGCATAAGAATATGTTGGTAAGACATTCTCACCCACCAACTGACACACAGTCTGATTCTTCTCTACCAACAATTCAATGAACGGTGGAAAATCATATTTTGCAATGCATCCATCCACTTGAGGATCATGTACAGTCTCAAATTGCTTATAGTGTGAATTAAAATTATCTGATAACTCTTTTGCTCTTGAAGATGATATAAAGTTAGGAACAAGAAGATAATTGTTCTCAATCAGTTTTTGATTCATCATCACCCACTTCTTGAACTAGACTTTCCAATACTGCTCCACTATCATCCTCAGATATCAATTCTTCAATCTCAGCAACAATTTGTTCATCAGAATCATCATCAAATAATAGTTCTAAGTTAAATTCATCATCAAGAACAGACATATCAACATCGTTGAAGTCTTTTTTTATCTCTTTTTGAGATTCTTCTGGTTCCTGTTCTGTCAATAATGCTGGAAGTTCATCTTTTACCTCAGCATCTTCATCCAAAGGAACTGGTTCATCAGCAAAGTGACTATCTTCAATTACATCATCAAACAAACTATCATCGACATTACCATCAAATAAGGTGATATTATCGTATTTTACATTGTTAGTATATGTTGCCTCCTGACCCTCAACAATGTCCTGTCCATAAAACAACTCTTCATGTTGACGGGAGATCTCCTTATGAACATTATCCATCTGTTGATCATGATCAACCAACATCTCATTAAGTGCTTCTTCATGCCTAACTTCTTGACCATGCATTTCTGAGGTCAATTCATTATATAAACTTCTATCACTCTCCGCTTCTCTCATCATATCCATGATAGAAGAGGCGTGACGCTCTTCTTGTTCACGAACTTGTAGTTGCAACTTATCATACAACATTCTATCTTGAGACAGATTATCTTTTAGAGTTTTATCATGCCGTGCTTGCATCTCCTCCATCTGAGTTTCGAGTTCTCGCATTGCCTCAGACCAAGAATATTGTTCTTTTTTTTCTTGCTCAGATCGTTCTTTATCTTCTTGTTCCTGCTTTTCAACAGCATCTTGCCACAAATCAACATACCGTTGAATACATTCCTTTGTTACTGGATCATTTTGTCTTTCAGCAGAATCATATTCAATATGACCAACACCATTCTCAGATCCATCATCTTTCCATTGAATTGCCCAAAGATGTTCAATTCCTTTAAATGGCCAATCTTCTTCAGAAAACCAGATACCTTTTCCATCAATGTTGATGTACCTATCTTCTTCGACTAAAGTAAATTTTTTCATTCTTTCTCAACCTCTTCAACTTGTGCTGGAATTACTTTTGTTGTTCTTGCTTCATGAAGCATCTGTGCAGCAGCAGAGAGAACACTAATGTTACTCTCATTTGCAGTTACCATCTCATTTCTAAATGACTCTACAGCAGCACTAGTAGATCTCTGCTGATTAGAATTTTCAATTGCCAACATTGGCATCCATGTGACAGCACACCCCCATTCATCCACTGGTTCACCAGTTTGGGGATGCATTCCTCTGATTTGGGTATACCATGAACACTCTAAACCGATACAATCTTTACCGATTAGAGGGCAAAATTTACCAACTTCAAGTTTAGCCATTACAACTCCATGTCAAATTCATCATACCATATTTAGTTTAAACTGCAAACTATTACATTAATATATTGAAGACCCAAATCAATCACAAGATTAGTATTCTCGTTTACTACTGCACTTCCACTCCAGGGGTGATTATGTGATCCACCACCACCAGCAGGACTCATAGTACCAGTAGCATTACTACCAGCTTGCAATCTAACACCAACATTACTAAATGGTGTAGAACCAGCACCACCTGCTGGACCAAAAATACTTGGGTGTGTATGGTCAGGTAATTGTGTAAGTGACAGCGTATGACCACCAACACTACCAGTTACAGGAAATGTTCCTGATAAGGACACTGCGAGTGATGCTGTTGAAGTTAACACTGTAGTCCAATTAGTTACACCTCCAGTACCACCTCCAGCAGAATTTACAACACGAAGTGCTCTATTATTAGAACTAATATCTTGTGTCCACCTTACAGGAGCTGCTGCTTGATAAAATACCTTCTTTGTTCCTGCAGGATATTGCCAGTAAAAACTAGTAATCTTATTATTTGGATCCAGTAGATCAAAATCTATTCCGTTCGCTGTTAGTCTTGCCATATCAGCTAAAGTTGCAGATAATTACATCAATGTATTGAAGACGTAAATCAATACTTCCAGATCCATTCACATTAAAATTAATGCTACCACTCCAAGGGTGATCATGTGCCTGACCAATTCCCTGAGGTGAAGTAACACCACCAGTTTGGTTAGAACCAGAAGTTCTAAAGTTACCACTACCAGTAGATGCACTAGCAGATGGTCCAACAAGAGAATTATGTGTATGGTCAGGTATCTCAGAAATTGCTAAGTTGTGACCACCAACACTTCCAGTAACTGGAACATTAGAATTATAGTTTACACTAACGGAAGACGTTGACGATGGAAAAGTCTGAGTAAAGGTATTACCACCTCCTCCAGATTGATTACCATATCCAAATCCACCACCAGTTCCATTGACTAAACGCAGTGCTTTATCATTATGAGCAGTAACTTGAGTCCATCCAGTAGGTGCTGCTGCTTGATAAAATACACTAACTGTATTTTGAGCAAGTACAGAATATTTCGATGTTATAGACGTACCGTCATTAAAGGTAACCCCAGTGGCGGTTAATTGCGTTGCCATCTTACAATCATATTTCCTTTATTTACTTATTTATCAAGTACATTTAATCCAGAATCCGTCACCAGTAAATTCCCAACCATCTGCAAGGACTTCTTGATAACTATCGTATTTATCTTTAAACCCTTCAGGAACATATGGAGGCCATTGTTCTCTATAAAATTGTTGCGTCCATCCATCATTATATGGGGATGTTGCTTGAATCTGATTCATAATATCAGGGTAGATCTGACGCCTTGGTTCATCACTACCTACCTCACGTTCATAAACTGTTTTGCCACCATCAGGCGACTCATAGATTTTTGTCATGGTTATTTGTAAATAAAGGGATCATCTTTTGCAAGACTTTTTTTTAACCTTGAATACTTCTTATCTTCAATATAATCTTTAATGTGATTAAGAATCTCTTTTAAGTAAGTCAGCATGAATACAACTCGCTATATGTTTGGTAGATCTTATTCCAAAATGTTCACAATCTCTTCCATAATCATTCCTTATATATGCATATCTTTTACATTTTAGTATCTCTGATGTTCTTTCAAAGGTAGAAAAAATATGACATTTACATTTATCTTCCCACAATCTTTTAATTAACTCAAGATTAATTAAATTATACGGAATGAAATGATCACAAATATATTTTTCTTCTTCAGGTGTACCTTCATACCTGGTGGAATTTGAAACATAATACTTATGATAAAACATATACCTTGTCAATCCTGTTAACCCATACAGAACTGCCTTGGGGGGACCATACTTCTTATATAACATTAAAGAATTATGTAGGGCAAATTGTATAGAAGTTCCACTCATACCCATATTAATTACAGGCACACGTATAAGTCTCTCCAAATTTGCAGATATTGTATCATTATCATCAACTCCTTCACCAAACATATGAGAACAACCAAAAAGAACGATTGAATTTTTCCAATCAATGTCTTCAAATTCATTCGTTCTATAACCATAAGAATTTAAAGTATAATTCACCTTATGAT